TCTTCTTAATACTCAGTCTAGAGTACTTGGGTCTTACTTTTAGGACTCAGGTTCTTCCTGATGAATATTCAAGCTAGAATATTATCTTTATCGGTAAGAGGGTGATCGGCTGAGAAGCTATCATCTCGTTTCTTCAATATCTGGTTTATCACTAAACCACTCCATGACAAAACTTGGAAATGGTGAAGGATAAGCAAGATCTTGAAGCAATGGGTATCGAGCTAGTAATTTCTTATAGGATGTTGTTGTTCTATACTGGTTGGAATAATCTTCCTTCCTTAATAGAGCCTCAACATCAGTATAAGAGATCCCTGCTCGTACCATCTTATCGACAACGGTTGCAATCCCGTTGGGTCAGCACTCTGGGTCAAAGGCTATAAAACCCTCACCGATCAAGATTTCAACACTGTGAAGATAGCCATCTTTTTCAGTGGGAAATCACACAGGTGGAAAAGACTTTGTATTGTCTAATCCAACTGTAATATATGGTGATCTCCAAAAGGGACTACCATATACAGATCGGTTTTTCTCAACATACATTGATGTTCTTCGATGTATCTGTTCAGGCGTGAGTGCCTTTACAGCATTGTTGATACGGGTAATCGACAACTGGTTGAACTGCTCCTGATAACCACGTCTAACAACGTCGTTAAAGGGTCAGTCCTTACACTCAAATTGTAAAACTGTAGTGAGTTCAGACTGCTTCACGGGAAAAAGTGAAGTTATCCGATCAAGCGCAAGTGAGAAGTCCTTAGACTCTAACTCGTGCACCAAACTACAAGCAATACCCAGACACTCAAGCTTGCTAGGCCTAAGTAAGAGTTCAGGCGAAAATGGCTTCAGGTTCTTACCATAACGGTAATAACCCTTAGCAAATTCTGCTATTCCTCTTTCTGAGAACGATTTATTCTCATTAAATTCTATACCTAATAAGTTTAGAATAAAATGATATTCGATCGCAACCTCTCTATCGGCTATTACGATATCATCACCGATGATAGCGTAACGACTAAAAGTTTTACCTTTTAGTTTTCCAGCACGAAGAGCGGCTCAGTAAACCAAATGGTGATGAGACACGGCCATAGCGGCTCATGAACTCAAATAACCCATTGGTTGTCCCACCTCATATCTGATCTTCCTATTATCAGGTAAACTGAAATAACAGAAAGCAATTAACAAGTATCACGATATTGCTTGCGCAATATTCATGAAACCCATAGCAAACAGACTTACTGCTTGAAATCAAGCAGGAAACCGGTCTGTACAGGCGCTCATATCAATAGAAAACACTTCAGATCCATCAGAAGTGAATTCTTTGACACGATTCGCTTGCCCACCATGATCATGTGTACCATCCTCCTTCACTGTTTCCAGGAAGTTGAATAGGTATTTATGAACTGGTGTGAGTAAGGTTTGGTAAAT